ATAAAATAATACTATTAAAAATCTTTATGAAAATTCCATTCTCTATTATCATCTCCAATTTTTTGATAAACAGCAACAGTTTTAACTTCTGTAAATACTTTTTTTAAAAATGAGTAATTTGTTTCTATATATTTAGTTACTTTATTAACACCTGGATGTAATGCGTCATCAATAACTATAAAGCCGTTCTTTTTGACAAGAAGATAAGCATAAAATAAATCTAATAATGTATAATCAAAAGTATGCCACCCATCAATAAATATTATATCATATATTTTTTTATCATTTAATAAAATAGGCATTGAAATATAAGATTTTTGTTCAATAAGAGTATGATTATTATCTAAGTGTGCATTAATTAAATTTTGAACACCTAAATTATCCCATTGAGTAGTTTGAAATGGATCGATAGAAGTTAAATTATATTGTTCTTTAATTTTATGTTTTAAAGTAAAATATTTTAAGGATTGTAATATAAATAAACTTGATAATCCATAAGCCATACCAATTTCTAAAACATTTCTTGCATCTGTTTTTCTAATAAGATTATACAATAACTTTCCTTCATCATTTTTAATATTTGAATGAACTTTAACATAATTGTTACCTACTTTCATTTTTTTAAGATGTAATAAAGAAGAAATGTATGGCATATTTTCTGGTTTTGGTGTAAATATTTTAGACATTAGAATTATTGCATTTGTTTCAATAAGTTTAGAGACATCTTCTGGCATAACTTCATATTCTCCTTTAGAATTTTTGAAACAGTTAATATAATCTGAAATTCTATTTAATACAAACGAAGACATATTTTTAATAGGTTTATGAAATTCTTGTAAATTTCCTCGAATAACTTTTTTAACTTTTAAAAATCCTGTGTCTTTTTTTGGTTCAAATTTTAATAATTTTTTTAAATGTTCTTTTAACTTGTCTGTATCTCTAAAATCTTCACATAATAAATATATTGGAGTAGTTGTTCCATCATTAATATAATAATCATAAAATACATGAGTAGAACTATATTGTTGTAAAAGTAATATTAAATCATATATTTGTGGTATAAGTCCTTCTCTAATTAATAAACAAATAACTCCGTTTTCATTTAGATGATCAATAGACCATAATAAACTTGGACTAAATTTTTTAAAATGTAAATATGTTTTACACACTGTATCTAATTTAAAAGAGTCAAAATTATGTGAAATTTGTATTAAATCATATTTTTTAGAATCGTATTCTTTGTTATAATTTTGTAACTGTAAATTATCTGAAAAGTAGAAATTATCATATTCACTATGATGTTTGGTGATTATCATAATATTTTTGAATTTTCTAAATAATAATTTTTCAATAAATTCAATTCTGTATGTATGTTTATTTATGTTATTATAGATATAATATAATTTTTTGTAAAAAGTGTTTTCAACAGTATTATATTTATTTATATCAAAACAATTATAATATTTTTCTAATAATTGTTTATCATGTATTTCTTTTTTACTTTCTTGAATATCAAATTCAATCCATATAACAGGGATAGAACACATTTCAAATATTTGTTCTTCATTTAAATATTTATCTATCCATTTTATAAATTTTTCGTTAGAATTTCCTCCTCCTTCTAATTGTGTTTGAATATCATCGTTACATTGAATATATTTATATTTATTATGTTTGTACATATTTAATAAAGGTATATAATATTTTTTATAATTAAAAATTGAAGTAAAGCATATATTTTTAAAAAATTCTACTTTTAACGACATAAAATTTAAAATTTGATTTATATCCCAACTTCTTGAAAAATCATAAGAAATTTTTCTATTTGAGTAAGCTGAGTAAGGTTTTTTATGAATATAAAATTGTAAATGTATATCCCCATTATCATTTGGATAGTGAGCATAAATTTCAATATGATTTTTATTTATCACAAGAAAATTACTTTTACTATCACTAATATTAATTTCAAGATTATTAATAAAATTTATAATACTTTTTTTTGCATTTGAAACTAAATTTTTAAGATAATCATAATCACTATCTAATAAACTAAATATGTTGATAACCCTTGAATTATCTTTTCTCCAAGGCATTAAATACCCAACCAACACAACATAATTGTAGTTGTTATATATATTTTCAAAATAATTTTTAATAAATAATTTAAATTTTATTTCATCCGTTAAACTGTTAATATCAATTGATCTATCAAGTTTTATTTTATTATCATGTCCAATAAAAAATGTAATTAAACAAGAATATAATTTATCATCAATAAAATAAGGGGATTTTGAAACGTTGTTTTTAATTTTTGAAAATTCTAATGAATTTTTTAAATAAAAATTACTTTCTCTATCTTTTATTAATAAAAATCTAATATATTTAAAAATGTTAGGATTAATTTCAATTGGATAATGTTGACTATGAACAGATGAATATGCACTATTAACTTTTTCTTCAAAAATCATATGTGAAATATAAATTTCTCCAGTTTCTTGAAACATTTTTTGTTTAAATTTTTCAGTTGTTGTATCATTCATAAGTTCTCTAAAACATTTATTTGATTTTATTTTTACATAATAATTATCATAATTATCTTTTTTTTGTATTAATTTAGTTTCGTTTTTGATATTAGTATTTATTGTAACAACAGACTTATCAATATTATCACTTATTTCTATATTTATTTCACTATTTATTTTATTATTTATTTTATGAAGATACAAAACATAATCGAGTTGAGACAAATAAAAATATTCAAATAATTCAACAGAATTTTGTAAATAATTTTCTATTTCGTCATTTGTAATTAAATGAGGTATAATATATAACACATATTCTTCCTTTTCTTTATCTTTTATAATTTTAGAACCATAAATTTTAATATTACAATCAGACAAAGTTATAGAACCGTGCCAACTAATATTTTCAATTATTTGTAATATTTCCTCTCTTGTAATATCTTGTAAGGAAGAAGAATGTAAGTTAATTTTATCAGATATATTATTATTTCCTCCAAGTAATTCCTGTGAAGAATGTTTGTTATGTATATAGTTTTCATACATTTCTCTAGTGATATCTGGAGTTTCTTCAGAATTGTAAATCCATTCTTGACAACTATCAAAACAATTAAAAAATTCTACATCTCTTTTTTTTGAAACAAAGTTAAATATAAAGTTTGACAAAATATTCATTTTTGAATATTGAATAACATCTTCTAAATTAATTCTAGAATAGTAATCCCATTTAAGAACACTTTGACTTACATTATCATTAACAAATTCACAAGTGAAATAAAAAAAAGTTACAGTAGGATGTAAATTAGTCCATATAATAATATTATCTTTTTTAATATTAATTCCAGGTATTTCTTCAATTGGTTTTAAATGTTGTTCTAAATTAAAGATATTTTTATAATATAAATGAACATTTGTTTCAACTTCTTTTAATAATGATTTCCATTCATCTAAAGTAATTTCATTATTATCTAATAAAATTCCTGCATCGATAATTGACGAAATATTATATTTGCATTTGTAAATAACTTTTAATTTTATGTTTATAAAATCTATTGATAAAGAATCGGAAAAGAAAATTAAATTTAAATCTTGTGGAGTAATTAAATAATCATAATCTGGAATAATAATAAAATTTTCTGTATTTATAATAAAATTAATTTTATCAATATTTGGATTATCTTGTTTTAATGAATTAATTTTTTCTTGATATTCTTCAATTGTTTCAATTCTAAGATTTTCAAATTTATCTCTAAAAGAAAAAAATGATTCGTTATTAAAAATTTCAATATTATTTTTTTTATTTTCAATAATATAACAAGTTAAAATATAATAATAAACATAATCGTTTTTTAATAAATTATCAAAATCAAATTTTTCTAGATTATGAGGTGGTAATTTATCTAAATAATTTTGAAAAGAAGTTTTTTTTGAAGGAGGAATATATATTGTATTAATATATTTTTTAACATTTTCCTTGATTTCTTTTTCTAGATTTCTGTTATTTGGATTTGTTTGATATTCTTGAAATATACTTCCCTGTTCAAATTGATAAAGTCCTCTTTTACGTTGAATATATTGATCTTTATCATCTTTAAGTTTAATAAATGATAAAAGTTTTTGATTATTTTTAATAAAACTAATTATATTTCTTGTTGGTAAATGAGGTATTATTTTGACTGTCACTGTATTGTTTTTAAAATTAGCTTGAAAATAGTTAAAACAGTTTGTATTATTACCTTCATGAAATGTGTTGTTTATAACAGTAATATCATTATTCATAGATAATATAATTAATAATATAAGTGTATAATAAAAAATTGATTAAAAAATCTAAAAATAACTAAATAAAGAGATTAATTAGACTTTAATAAAAATTGAAGTAAAATAAATATATATAAAGAAATAAGTGATAATATGAGTAATATGATTTACGATACTTTCAAAGAATCAGGATACCCAGATATTCAGTTGATCTATTGGATCAATATTATTCCAGATGGAATGACTGAGGATGAATATGATGAAATGGAAGAAAAGGATGAAAGAAAAATGACAAATCAAGAAAGAGAAGCAGAAGAAATTAGAAAGAAGAATGCTGCTGAAGTTAAATATTATATTAATGCAAGAAATTTATACAATTATGCTGAAGGAATTATTGAATGTCCTTTAGAAAATTTTAAAAATTATAAAGGAGATGAAGTCTATGAACATTATGAAAAAGTTAAAAAAATTTATTGTCCAACAAAGACTCATAGTTTTATGGAAGTTTATTATGTAGAATGGAGTCAATGTAATCACAATGTGAATGTTATCTTTTTTAATATTACAAATAAATGGTTATTATCAAAGGCAGAAACTGATATTCCAGAAGACAAATCACTTTTAACTGCGATTCATAGAGATATTACTTTAAGAAATGATCTTGTTGATGATTGGGATGATGCTGCTGAATATAAATTAAATTTTATTTTTAAAGAAATTGAAAAAAAACAATTTTATAAATTAAGAGAATTAACACATGATAAATCTTTAATATCTCCTTTTTGTTATCAATTAAATAATATTAATAAAATGATTGATTCAGAAGATATACCAAAGTATGAATTAATTACAGATGATAATTTATTTTCTTATCAAGATGGTGAAAGAATTTATAATTATTACAGAGACGAAGACGTAACTGTTGATAGTTTTACAAAAACTAGAATTAAAGGAATGATTGTTATGGATGATGTTGGTATTGGTAAGACAAAACAAGGATTAGAATTAATTGTTGAGCAAAATTTTAAAAGAAATAAAAATGGTTTATCTTTTATTAAAACTTTAATATTAGTTCCTGATCACTTAAAAAGTCATTGGGAAGGAGAAATGATTAAACATTTTTCACAATTTGATGAACATACTAAATTAATGACATTTAGTGAACTTCAACAGAGTTCTATTAAAGAAAAGGATTTTGATAGAATTATTGTTGATGAAATACATGAATTGTATTCAAAGAGTGAAAATGAACCAGTTTTTGAGAAGATTGAGGAACTTAAATTTCATTTCAAACATGGATTTACAGGAACTCCCTTTTGTACAAAAGATGCTGGTTATTATTTATTAAAATTTTTAACTGATGCGGATATTGATTTGGATAATTTTACAAGGTATGATTATATTCAAGAAATAATGCCAAGAATTTTTACAAGAAATACTCGTGAAAATATTCAAGATGAAATTAAATTACCACCAATTAACGAAGTAAACAAATTATTAACATTTAATCGTCAAGAAAAAATTTTATATGAAAGTGAATTATTATCTAAGAATGATGCTGATGAAACATTTTTAAGAAAGTTATGTTGTGATGTAATGATTAATTTTAAGAATGGTTCAGTTCAAGTTTTAACTCTTGAAGATTTTACAAATACTATTCTTGCTGATTATTATAAAAAATATCAATATGAACAAGAAATTTGTGATAATACTCAACGAATTATTGAAAGTATTGAAAAGAAAATTGAAGAATTCAAAGAACAAGGAAATGAAAATGAAGATATTAATAGTAATATTAAATTAGCAATTTTAGGATTAGAAGATAAAAAACAAATGTTACATAGAAGATTTATTAGAGAATCAATAAAAAGAGATAATAGAAAATCTTCATATGAATTTTTGAAATCTCAGGTTGATTCTGATAAACAATGTCCTGTTTGTCTTGATGATATTCCTGATAGTGAAGAATATAATATGTTACCATGTGGTCATATTTATTGTCCTGATTGTTATGAAATTTCTGTTGTTAAGAGATCAGAATGTGATATTTGTAGAAAGAAAATTAAAGAAGGAGAAATTACAAAGATTTCAAATTATTCTCAAAAAACAATGAATTATGGAACAAAGATTAATGAATTAATTGTTTTGGGAAATAAATTAATTAAACAAAAAAATGATGGAGAAATTGATAATAATAAATTTATTGTATATTCTCAATTTCCAGATATGTTACAAGAAATGGTTGATATTCTTAATAAAGAGGGTATAAAAACTGTTATTTTTGAAAATATCACTGATGTTCAAAGATTTTTACATGATGAATCTATTAATTGTCTTGTTATATCATCAAATAAAAATGCTTCTGGTATTGAAATGAGTAGTGTTAATAATATTGTAATTTATGAACCTATTAAGGGTGATAAACTATATTTAAGAGATGTAGAAAAACAAATTATTGGGCGTGTTTATAGAATGGGTCAAAATAATATTGTAAATGTTTACAGATACATTATTCAAGATACTATTGAGGAAAAGATTTTTAATGAAACTTATGCAAATTTTCAGATGGAAGAAAATATTCCAATGTTGGATAATGAAAATAATGATATCAATATTAATGAAGAAGAAAAAGAAGTAGAAAATAAACAAGTTGCTATCGAAAAACAAATAGAAGAACAACTAAATGATATTGAATCTGAATCTGAATCTGAATCTGAATCTGAATCTGAATCTGAATCTGAATCTGAATCTGATGATGATGATGATGATAATAATGATGATGATGATGATGATGATGATGATGATGATGATGATGATGATGAAGAAGAAGAAAATTAAATTTTTGTTATTTTAAAAATAACATAAATGATTAAAAATAATTTAACCTGTTTTTTCTATTGTAAAAGTAATTTAATTTTTTAAAAAATTATGAAATTATAAAAATTATGAAATTATAAAAATTGTGAAATTATAAAAGTTTTTTAAAGAGTTTTAATATTATATTATATTAAAAAGATTGTTTAATTATAAAATTAGTAAATTTTTTTATTTTTTTTTAATTTAATTTAGTATTTAAGCATTAGGGTTAAGAGGGTCACCATCACAGAGGTAAATTCCAGTATTAATAATAGTTGAAAGTACTTCTGCAGCAGAACTAGCAGCACTAGTAGCAAAAAAGACAGATACTGGTACAGGAACAGCTCTACAAAATAGAGTTTGGATAGCATTAATTTGAATTTGTGCTGAATTAGCTTGGGCAACAACAGCGGCAATTGCTTGCATAGTAGTTCCAGCTTCACTTTCTAAGACAACACCGCTAATTTCTTGTAAACAAGAATCATACGCAGCAGCAAGTTCCATTATAGTTTGCATGGCTAAAAGTTTTCTTTCATCGGTTCTATCTTTTACATTAGTAACAATAGTAAAAATAACACTTCCAGCTGTAGTAGAGGTTAAGATAGCAAGCTTTCCAAGGTCATCAATTGTTTCAACAACAATTGAAATAATTCCTAATATTTCTTCTGCAGCACTAAGGGCTTGTAAAAGAGCAGCAGCTTGATTAGCTTTAACACTTAATACATAAGCTTTTTGGACAACAGCAGTTGGTTTAGAACAAGGACATGAATTGCAACAGTTTGACATATTTATATAATAAATTTACATATATTTTTTGATGATGGTGTAAAATTTTAATAATCTTATAATAAAAACAAATTAATTAAAAAAAAATATTTATATATTATAACAAATGCCTGAAGGTCCAGAAATATTATATTCTTCTATAGTTATTAAAAAACTCATTAAAAATTATACTTTTTCAACAATAGATTCTTTTAGTGACAAACAAGTTAAAATACCTCAAAATCTTAAAGAAAATTTAAAAAACACAAAATCTGGTAAAGTAATTAATATTGATTGTAAAGGAAAAGTAATGTGGATTGAAATAGAAAATATTAATCAAATTCAAATAAAAAATGATAATAAAGATAATAAAGATAATAAAGATAAAAAAGATAATAAAGATAATAAAGATAATAAAGATAAAAAAGATAATAAAGATAATAAAAAAGATAATAAAGATAATAAAAAAGATAATAAAAATATAAAATTAGTAAAAGATAGTATATTTATACATATACATTATGGTATAACTGGTTGGTTAGTTGATAAAGAACCGGAAAAATATTTAAAATACAAATTATGTTTTAAGAAGGATAAAAAAGAAAAGTGTTTATTTATGAAAGATAAAAGAAGATTTAGTAAAATCCAATTTTTAACTAGAGAAGAACATGAAATAGAAATAAATAAATTAGGTCCAGATATATTTACAAAAGAGTTTAGTGAAAATAAATTTAAAACATTAATTAAATCAAAAAAGAAAATTTTAGCAAGTTATTTAATGGATCAAAAAGCAATGTGTGGAATAGGTAATTATATAAAAAATGATGCAATGTATTTATCAAAATTAAATGTAGCGGTAAAAACATCAGAATTAAAAGAAGAACAAATTAAAGAACTATATAAAAATATACTATTTGTGTCATATTCAAAATTAATGACACATTTAAGTGATTCTGGTATAACAAAAAATTTACCAAAAAATAGAAAAACAAATGAACCAAAAAAACTTGAGATTCCTTATGAATTTAAAGTATATAATCAAAAAGAAACAAATAATGGTAAAAAAGTAATGAAAGTTACTATTGGAGGAAGAGATTCATATTCAACAGAAGAATATATTCCAAAAACTGTAAAAGAAAAAAAACGTAAATCAACTAATGAAAGAGGTTATCAAAATAAAAAAATAACAAACTCTAAATAATTTAATAAATTATTAAATTATAAAATTATAAAATTATAAAAAATAAAATTATTTTATAATTAAACTTTAGTATTATTTATATGATTTATTTAATAAAGTTATCATTTCTTTTGATGAAAACTTTGTTCTAATTGGTTCAAGAAAGGAAATTAAAAAACTTGATATACTATTTTTAAAATCTGCGGGATGCAATGTTTTATTATTAAATGATTCTTTAACTTGTTCAATATTATCAAAAATAATATTTCCTCCAAATTCTTCTTTTCTTTCAATTATAAATGGTTGTTGTAAATTATTTAATATTCTAAAAATAACCTTCTCTAATATAACTAATAAAGAATTATCTTCAATATCACCTTCTAAACAATAAGCACCATTTATTTTCTTTTTAATATTTTTAGGCGTATCTAATAAATCAATCTTTGTTTTTTCATTTGATGCACTCATTTTTATATTAATATCTTCATTATCTTTATTATCTTCATTATCTTCATTATCTTTATTATCTTCATTATTTTTTTTTTCTAATTGATTTGTTCTTAAACCTGGGACCATTTCGTTCATTAGATGAATTCTTTTATTATATTTTAAATCAGTGTTATAAGGATTTTTATCTAATTTAGGTAAATAATCTCTAGCAAGAGTAAATATTTTACGTTGATCTATACCTCCAAATTGAGCATCAACTTGTAAATGAACTTCATCTAAAGCTTGTAAAGTAGGATATAACAATCCAGTCATCATAGGATTATCACTTTCTTTTACAACTTGAGCACCTGCATGTTTTGCCCCTTTAATAGTGATTAAAGAATTTAATCTATATACATCAAAAGTATATTCAGGTTTTAATTGAAATTCAGTTCCTCTAACAAAATTAATTCTTGTTATATCAACTCCTAAAAGTAATAACATTTCTCTAATCATTGTTTCATAATATAGTGTTCTTGATTCTAATTCTTTCAAGTTAGATTTCATATTATCTAAATAAGCATGTAAGTCAGCAAATAATATTGTAACTTGACAATTAGCATTAATAAAATCTGCTATTTTAAGGATAGGAACAAAATATCCTAAATGAATTTTATTTGTAGGAGCAGTTCCCCAATATATTTTTAAAGGACGTTTTTCCATAATTTTTTGTAAAATATCGCTTCCAATATGTTCTTGTAAATTTCTTAAAACAAGTTCACTCATTAATATTTTTAATAATAAACCATTGTTTATATTTTTTTATGTTTTTTATTTTTTATAAATAATAATTATATATTATGATTAAAGGAGGATATGCAAAAAGTACTATTAAAAAAACATCTAAAAAAAATTCTAAAAAAATATTAAAAAAATATTCTAAAAAAGGATCTAAAAAAGGATCTAAAAAAGGATCTAAAAAAGATTCTAAAAAAGGATCTAAAAAAGGATCTAAAAAAGATTCTAAAAAAGGATCTAAAAAAGGATCTAAAAAAATAAAAGTATCATTAAAATTG